CTCGCCTACCTCAAACTTTTGCTTCTGATCTCCGCAAGTTTGGCTACACCATTGGTTACTTTGCAACACTAAATGAAACCTTTGGTAGTGGTCTGCATACGTTCCCTGATCATTATGTTTGGTCACATGACCACTAGGTTTTAAATTGACAATAAGTAGCCTTCCCATGTCTTTAACTTCTAATTTCTCTAGCACTGGTCGCATCAATGGCACTAATGCAGGTTTTAAATACTCCATGCATGGGTAGTCGTATGATCCTGTATCCCATAAAACGTAATAAATGCTCATTGCGTATGGCCCTCTAACGTATATCGACTCTGTATCTTTATGTGGTGAGCCAGTACACTGTTGCCTTGCTTTTATTTCTGTCCATAACTCAGGTTTGGCTTCTAATAATTTAAGCAGTGGCTCTACATCTAGACCTTCTGCTATACGGACAAAGTTACATTCTGGTGTATGGGTCATATTCCTTTTTACCTGTGGCTACTTTACGTCTTTTAATGTATATGTCCTCTGGTTGTTTCTTGGCTACTGGGAGGGCAAAGGTTAGTGCTAGGGCATCAGCTAGATCTGGTGACCCTGCTCCTTGTAATCTCTTCTTTATCTGATCCTTACTCTCCAATACTTTCCTACCCACATTGTCGTACCAATATATCGGTGTTGCTAACTCTTGTTTTAGTGCGGTGTCATTTGGTATTGCACCTCCTTCTTCTATCCATTCCTTCATTAACCACCACATCTCTGTTCTACGGTTGATGTACTGTTCTGGTTTGGTTGCCTTACCTCCAAATGGTATTTCTATAACGTCATATGACAACTGTCTTAATCTGTCGATTACACCACTACCTGCACCTGCATCACAGAACACTGCATCTGGGTTATGTTCCTCTATCAGGTTGGCTATCCTTGCAGCTAGATCCATGTTGTCTACACCTCGATAGACAATAGGCTTGAATCCTTGCTTACCTTGCCTACGAAATACGACTGAACGGTCATCACCAAACCTTGCTGGGTCGATACCAAACACTACTGGAGAGAATCCTACATCTGCTTTCTGGTATACACGTTGTGCTGCTACTTCGGTATCTGCCAATGCGATAAGTTGGTCATCACCTGCTGCACTGAAGTCACATAAATACTCCCTAGCAAACGATGTCTCACTCATATCACGTTTGAGACGAGTCACCTCATCAGGATGCAAGCTATCGGTATCAAATACTGTGTATCTGGCTGCCGTCCATCCGTCTTCGTCTATGGCCTTGTAGTACAACTCAGAAAACAAGTTAATGCCTGATGGTGTACCAATAAAGATTGCCCATCCAAGTCTGTCTGAGAGTGCAGGTTGACATACATCTAGCCATAGTTCTGGTTTGATCTGTGCAACCTCATCGATGACTATCCCATCTAGACGTAATCCTCTTAACGCTTCGGCATTGTCTCCTCCAAACAACCTGATGATTGCACCATTATGTTTAAACCTTACCGATAGCTCACCCTCGTTTATATCGATTACTGATGCCCTTCTCAATGGTTCTAGCTTCTGCTTTAACCTTGCCCATGCAATGGCCTTACTTTGCTTTAGGAATGGAGCTACATACACAAACAAAGGTAGATCTTTGTCAGTCTTAACTGCTTCATGGATTAATTGCATTATGGCTAGTTCTGTCTTGCCTGATCGCCTGTGCAATGCGAAGACACTAAACCTTTCTCTCTTTAGGTGACATTGCTTTTGCCATGCTCGTGGGGTGTACTGAAGGTTTATTGTACTCATTTCTGAGGAATACCAGTACTGATAGTTAAATTAATGTCTCCCTTTGCATCAATACCAACTTTGTCTCCATACTCTTGCGGATACCATTTAGACAATAGTTTTAATCTTAGATCTGATCTTGATCTCATCCAGTTCACATGGGCATTATCCATCCTTGCATTATCTCCCTCACCAATTACAGGAGGAGGAGTGTCAACAAGTGCTAAAGCTTCTTCTGCAATAGCCCTAGCTCCAAGAAACCTGCTTACATATGTGAAGCGTGACAGAAACTCCTGATCCTTATCTAACCAGCGATACAAAGTCCTGTAAGAAGGCATTCCTTTTTGTCTACAGAAAGCACGAAGAGTACCACCAAGAGCAACGTGTTCTAAAACCATTTCAACAATTTCTGGATCAGGTTTACTAACTGGTCTACCTAATTTCGATTGTTTTAAAACGATCTGGGTAATCTGCTCTTCTTTCATAACGACAAAGTTTAGCGATAGTACCTCTACTTATATTAAACATTTTAGAAAGGGAACCATAACCGATACCGTAGTCTTCGTGAAGATCTCGTAATGCATCTACGACAACATCAGGAATAGTACAGTTGTGATGGCACTGGTTCACTCGATAGCCTTTCTCATTAACTCCAACAACAATGCGAGTAACTTTAGTTGCGAGAGTCATTAAAAGATATAAGTAAAATTAAACATAATATAGAGAAATGTAGAATAAATCGCAATGGTAAAAATAAAATTTGTGTTGAATAGAAGGGTGTTTTCTGGTAAGGGGGTTTAAATCGACACAATCTTTTTTTATTAATTTCTTGACTTATGTTGGTCTATGTGCAACACTATAAGTATCGGTTGTCCACCGATTTGTCACTTACTAATTTTATTAACAACACAATGGAAACTTTCACACCTAACGAAATCAGAGACCAAGCCCAGTTATGGTTTGAGACACACGCAGGTACTTATGCAAGATTACTTAAGCGTACTAAAGCAGAAGGCAAGAGAGCATTAGTTGTATTCTGCGACTTAATGCTTGGAGTTGATTACAGAGATATGAAGGCACAAAGCAAAATTGCTTTTATTGATTCTTTTATGACCAGTTCTATCAATTCCAGAATTACTGCACAGCAACTAGTAGCAGGTTCAGTTGAATACAAAGAATTAGTTGACGCATACTTGGGTGAATAATTTCACCCTTTTTTTTATCCAAATTTTATCAATTAAATTAATGACCACTATTACCGAACAAAAATTTACTTGCAATGTCAATTATCAATTTGACGTTAGTTTAGAAGACCTTAAATGTATATTTTGCACTATGGGTCAAGGGTCAGGCTATTGGGCGCATAGCGTTACAGTAGGAGACATTGAAGAAGATGAAGATGGCTACTATCTACATGGTCAAGACTATGAGCATGAGGGTTGTTGCGCTTGGCTTAAAGATATTAATTTAAATACTGTTATCAACATTGAGGATTGCGAAGAAGACAAGCACCAATTTGTAGTTCAAGATGTTTTAACTGCTATTGAAAAAATAGTATCAGGTAAAACTAATTTAAATAGCGATGATTGCAATAGTGTTTTTCAAGCTTTTAAAGATGATGATTTAAGTCTTATAGATGCTTCAGTAGCAGATTCTATATTGCAGATCATGACCTACAACACCCTTGTATATGGATAGACCTATGACCTTTATCGCATTCCCTTATTTACTTTTATTTTTAATATTGATTTAGAGGGTTAACCACCCTCTTTTTTTTGCCCAATTACTTGATTAAATGTTGCATTTATGGCAATATAGAACTATGGAAACAACTATTAAAACACCTGTCCAGATTGCTATTTCAGAGTTTGGTGGAGTCCGTCCATTAGCTAGAGCTATACATCGTGATCCAGCATCTGTATGCAAGTGGCAGAGGGGAGATGGAACTATTCCAACTTCTATACAAAAGAAATTACTGGAGACTGCATGGGATAGGGGATATCAAATTTCTGCTCATGAAATTATCTTTGGAAGAGAATGAAAAAAGAAAACAATTTACCTAAAGTATGGAATAAGGCAAAAACAAACAAATTTCCAGAAGGTACATTATGGTTTAATCCAGATTACGCAGAGAAATTAAAAATATTTAAAAACGGAGAGTGGGTAGAAACAGATCCATTTGAAGATTTAGAAGAAAGGAAAATAAAAAAATGAATTGCTATTGGTGCGATACAAATTTATCTTTAATTTTTGAAAAAGAGATAGAAGGTGATCCATATTCTGTAAGAACAATTTTAGAATGTAAAAATTGCCAATCGCAATACTATATTTTAAAAAAACGAGATGCCTACGATTAATCAATTTCTTGACAAGTGTTGGGATATGTGCAATACTGGTATATGAGCAGGTAACTGTCTCGATTTGATCACTTACAAATTTTTATTTACAAAATCAAATGACAAAAGTTATTTTTGAATACAATGGCAAATCTAAAAAGATGCCAATATCTGATATCAAATCACCAACTGATATCGCAAAGGCTTATCAAGATATAGGTCTTAAAATAAAAAAATCTAAAAAAATTAGATTAGGATACACATTACCTAATGGCAAAAAACATTCTTTTTTAACTACTAAGAATCATAAGTATGCCGTTTGTTGGACAGGCAAAGATGCTGCATTAGGTTTTTGTTATACAGATGATTATGCGGTTGCAGCAACTACTGCTGCAAACTGGTGTAACAGATATGAATACAAAGAGCAGCGAGTAAATGGGGATAAATTTGTTGTTGTAGATATTTACGAGGTTAAGTAATGACAGATACCCAGAAACTACAAAGGTTGGACTATTTGTCCAGCCTTCCTTATCTTGATCACACATCAGAAGATTGGGATGAAGAACTAAGACTCGAATGCGAGTTAGACCACCTTAACCAATTAG